CCGATAATAACCCTTCGCTGGATCCCAATTTAGACCCTGGTAGTCTTGATGACTCCATTGGCCTATTTCGGTAACGAAGTGAAGGAATGGCTGTGGGAACGGAACCCGAGGAATCGGGCCAGTTAACACCTCCACTATCTTCAACATCGCAGCACTACGACGTGGCATAATATACTGAGAATTCTCAGCGTATTTAATCCATGCCGTAATACTTCCTCCGTCAGACGGTCGCTGAGGTGGCAATTTCTTCACTCGATAAGGAGTAACATCGAAGCCTTTCCAGGCGTCAACACCACAACTTTCTCGAAAGAAGTGATCACCATATGCTGACTTGTCAGTGTTGACTTTTAAGCCACACTTTTCAAGTTGAAGCATAACCTCTTCAGCGTAGTCGTTGGCAACGATTATATCATCGCCATAGACATACACTTTCTGAGCCGCGAGGTCTCGATCACCTACTATTTTCCAAATAGTAGCAACCGCGATACCCCAAAAGACGAGACTTTCCACTGGGAAGCATAAAGCTGAACCCATTGGAGCGAATTTCTTAAGAGGTATTCGTTGTGAATTATTCACAACAGTCGAGGTTGACCTTAGCGCGAACCATTTATCAGTAATCCTCTTAGGAAAGAGGAAATTGACTAGTTCGCAACTGACACGATCACTAGCGTCCGAAAGATCAAGGGTTGCCCATTGCCGGTTCGAAGAACTGTGCAATGCAAGCAACGCATTAACCGATTGGTCGTCAAAGTTAACGTGTCCTTTGGTGAGCCTTTGCCTAGTGATATACTTCACCAGGTGACGGGACACACCCTGCTGAATGTACATTAGTTCCTTCGGTTCGCAGGAAATTATCCTGGGTCCCCTAGAATCTTTAGGTACAAAAAGCATACGCGCTTCGGGCTCTGCAACTCTCCGCATATTACGGAATGTTGCAGCGTTCGCAGCGAGTTGGACGGGTTGTGCTCGAGGAATGTTATAGGACCACATGTCTCTACTATGAGACTCAGATGGCTTACCTATACTACGTACTGGGAATATAAATTCCCAATACGGCCATTCCTTATGAACACTCTCATACAAAGTGTCAAATGACCACTTTTGAGAATGTTTTTCACCTCCAGCTACCGCACCAGGCCCATGGGTAGGATCAGGGCACTCGGGTATATACCCTTGTGACCACTCCTCCATGAGTATCTGAGCACGCACCATGATGGTATCGACCGGAACAACGAAATCTTCAAGTTCTTCCTCAATCCTGAGGAACGTCTCTAATTTTTCTTGTTTCTGGTCGGCTGAAAAGGGTATTTCTAACTTTTTCAGACCGTGCAATAAAGTCCGTAACATACGGATCAGTTGTGCGATATCTGCTTCCATGAAAAGTTCGTCTGCCTTGGCTATCGCTAGCCAAAACGGACGAAGAAAGCAAGGATAGAGGCCATCGTAGGGATCAAACCCTACGACGCGCTCGACCTTCTTTTGACGGAGCGCCATTTCATCAAGCCAGTCTCCCAGTTTAGGAAGACTAGTTGTAAAAAATTGCACTCCTTCATGCAACCAGCGATTGTAGATGTAATCTACATCTCTCTGGAAATCATTCTTACGAATGAGTTGCATGGATGTCACTCTCTCAAGGAAAGCGTAACAATCAGCGAGCGTTTCGGCTACGATTCGGGAGATATCTC